ATACTGCAGACAACGTGTTTGGTATCTTTACTAGCCGTGCCATGCGTGAACGTGGCAAGTATCAAATCCAGTGTATGAAATCTCGTAGTTCAACAGGTGTGGGTCAAAAGATTGACTTGGATTACAACATTGAAACCATGCGTATCACAGACCCTGGCGAAGATGCAGGGTCAGTCAACTCATTCCGTAAACCTGACATTTTAGCCAACATTAAAACACAAAGTCGAATGACCGCACCTGCAGAAGAAGAAATCGTAGAGTCTGGTAAAATAACCGCCGACGTGCAAAGTGCCAAACTAAAACAGTTGTTGGGGAAGATAAAGACCGCATGAACCAACAAGTCTTGGACAATGCCGTTCAACTTAGACCGGATTTATGGTCTATCAAAGAAATCTTGTCTGAGGATGAACTAAATTATCTGTTATCTGCCATTGAAAATGAAATAGATTGGATCAAAATTGATGGACAACAAACTCTCAACAGAGAACAAGTCGCTTGGAAACCGGATGGAATATGTGATTGGCTTTGGTGTAAGTTATCTGAATTAGATTTTTCAAGATTTGGTTTAAAATTTCGCACTGCGATGATCTGGAAAGATCAAGCCGGGTATAAAATTGACAATCATTTTGACAATGATCAAGTCACGGCCGCCATGCAAATTTATCTCAGCGAAGACTGTGCTGATCTAGGAACTTGGTTTGAAAATTCTGTGGAAATAGCTTTCAAACAAAATACCGGCTACATTATGCATAATAGAAACAGATTGATTCATGGCATGAAGAAATCTGTGCCTGACAATTACTCACGCCTGAGTGTTTATGCTCTATTTGATCGCCTTTGATCACGACAAAAACAAAGGGTAAAAATGATTGCGTATAAAGACATCAGAGATGTTCATTTGGAAATCTCTAGCTTTTGCAATGCCAGTTGTCCTTGGTGCCCAAGAACATTCTGGGGGTATCCATACAACGGCGGATACCCTGAAACCAATCTTAGTTTAACACAAGCTCGACACATATTTCAGTCTGAGTTTTTACAACAGTTGACCAGTATTCGTATCAACGGCAATTTTGGTGATATCGTTATGAATCCCGAGGGACCGGCAATAGTAGATTATTTTTTTGAACAAAATCCTCAGCTACAAATTACTGTCAGCACCAATGGGGGTGCTAGAGATAAACAATTCTGGAAACAACTGGCACGAACTCCGGCTACTGTGCAATTTTGTCTGGACGGACTAGAGGATACTCATCATTTATACAGACAAAATACTGTGTGGAACACAGTGATCCGTAATGCCCAAACTTTTATTTCTGCTGGCGGCCGGGCTGTGTGGAAAATGATCCGTTTTGATCATAATCGTCATCAGATTGCACAGTGTAAATCACTAAGTGAGGCCATGGGTTTTGCAGACTTTCAGCTGGTAGATCAAGCACGCGATACTGCGCCGGTGTTTGATCAGCATGGCCAGTTGGTGCATGTCATGGGCAACTATACAGGTGAACGTAACTTTGAGGTTTTGTTACACAAGAAAAAAACAGACATCGTGTTGCTAAAGGATATCACAAACAATCGGGTTCCTGCCTCGTCTATCAGTTGCGAAACAAAAAATCGAAAATCAATTTATATAGCTGCCAATGGGGATGTTAGTCCTTGTTGTTATACAGGATTTTATCCCAAAACTTACGGTCACGGTCAATATCATCAAGCAGCCAATGAGCAGTTGGTCCCACTGATAATCAAAAATAATTCTTTAGAGCACGAATTACAAGAATGTATCAAATGGTTTCAGTCGGTCGAGAATACCTGGAAGATTGATAGCTATGAACAGGGGCGTCTGGTCATTTGCGATGATTCATGTGGAAAATTGGTTAATTAAACTTATCCAGCGTTAACAAATTTGCAATACCTACCACTGTGTCATTTTGTCGAGCCACATGAATCATCTTAGTAGGTGTGAGATTAAATTCATGACATACCTTCCTATGTTTGTCCTGGTAGTTTTCCCAAGCATAATCTCTAGGCAACTGGCTCATGATAAATGCACCACATGAAGTCATAGCACTGTTTACATCGCCCTGATAATGATTTAACATGGTAATTGGGTCCATGGTGCGTTGTCGACACCAGCGCAATCCAACACGATTCCATTCCATAGAATACTTGCTCAAGCTCATTGCAAAACTTTTGATACAAGGGTGAGACAGATCTAATTCAATGTCTCGGGCTATGGTCATCCAAGCCATGTCAATGTGTATGTCTATGTTTTTACGGCTGCACTCGTCCAGGACTTCTGTCCAGTCTGAGCGTATGTCTGCGGCTTTCCAGTTAGGCAAACTCACAATCAATGGAACATTGGGCTCCAAAGATCCCACAGGAGTACCATGTATTCCTAGCAAACCATAGTAAGCGTAATCGTTGGGCAACACCTGTATGCGACGGCTATGTCGGATCAACAGAGATTCAATAAAATGTGTACAACCCATGATTACATCCACACAGGTAAACTCGTCCCACCCGTTAAGTTTGTTTATTTTTGTGCTTTTGAACCAGGCATGGGCAATTGGAATAAAATCATTGTAACCGATCACAGGATGCGGCTCTGCAAACCATTTATGTTTTAATGATTTTAAAAAATCATCGTTTAAATGATACAATTTTTGTGTGATCAGATCTGACATATCAATTCATGGCCTTAATAAGGAATTGCCAAAAAGGAGAAGTAAATGCAAAACACCACTGTCCGTTGTGCCCTAAGTAAGTTTCACCTAACAACGTTGTTTCTAATTGGATACCCTGGGCAGCTTGTTGACTGGCCCAAGGCTCTGGGTAAACAGGGCAGAAAGTGGCCTGAGAAAGAATAAAATTGTTGATATCAATGCCGTCTATAAAAATTTTAGAAATACGCATGATCTGATCTTTTTCGCCCTGACACTGCGACTGAGTTTTATTGTATCTATCTATGATCAACTGTTGAGGTTTTCCAAACTCCAGTTCGTGATAAAATTTGATAATTTGCGTGGATTGGTCAACATCACCGTCAAATTTACACTCATTGTTTACAAGTATTTTAGCTCGCGGCGGTTGATCCCAAAAAATCGAAGATAACTCAATTTCAAATAAAATATTTTCTTGATTTGTTTGCATTGCAGGTATTTAATTAGTTGCCACATGCAACATGTAAATAATAACATATCCCTCGGGTCTTTTTAGTCAAAAACGCTGTTAACTTAACAAAACAATCTTCCTAGAACCAATAAATAATAAAAAGGTCCTGGCCCAAAATGCAGAAAAAAACAAGAAGTCTATTAGAAGAATTAGATGCCATGTACATCGAGCGCGATCAGCGCCATGTCATAGAAAATCGCGCCAGCAATGTGATCGCCAGTGCCATACGCCTGCTAGAGCAGATCGACGAAACTTACCCTGCGGATCAAGCTGAAAATCTCAAAAGAAAACTGCTCAACGCTATCAATCAGCGTGATCCTGGCAAGTTCACCCGCACAGTGAGGCGCACTGATGCAAATTCATGAGATCACACTGGCACGTGTAGATGAAGGCGTGCTGAGCACAATTGGTCAAGACATAAAAAGTGCTGTAACCGAGCCCTTCCAGAAATTCCAGGCTGTTGCCGCTGAACCTGGTGGACTTACTTCGGCCGGTGGGTATGCCACAGCCATGGACAAATACTATCGCGGTCAGATAGAAAAACAACAGCCAGCAATAGATCAACAACAGGCTCAACGGCTAGCGGCTCAAACACAACAAAAGGCCAAAGAACTGGCACAACAGTGGACACAGTATCTCAAATCAAAAAAACCTGTAGGTAAATTACCTAAATCATCGCCAACTCCTTTGACCCCTACCGGACAGTATGCCAAGAAGCCCACGGGCACCACTACCATTGATGCGCAGACAGGACGGCCCGTGGATCAACTTGCCCCAGTCAAAGAACAGGTTGGTGGGCCAACTCCAACCGAGTTGGCCAGATATCAACAAAAATTAGCGGCCGCTTCACAGACCAAATCTGGATTTGATGCCTTGCCAGGAGAGACGCCACCACCAGGTGGCAAGGTAAGATCCGCAGTCACAACTGCGCCTAAAAACGTGCTCACAGGAAGCCGGGCTCAAGAATTCCGAGACTGGGCCAACAAGCAACTCGCCAGCCGGGTCACTGGAACCAATCAAACCTTGACCTTGGATCAGGTACGCAAAGCAGATCCTGCAGTGGCACAACAGCTGGCACAGTTGTTGCCAGCCATCCTAATGAAAAATGACACACAAGCCATGGAACAATACTTTACCATAGCCATGCAGGCCATGCAGAAATTAGCTGCCGCTACACGCAAAACTAACCAATCAAAATATGCCACTGCCGGCGGTGGTGGTGGTGGCGAATTCAATCTTGAGGCTATAATCAGCAAGCCAGAGATAGAACAGATAAAGCAATATTCCCAAAATCCTGCCATAGCACGCAGTATCAAAAAACAATTTGGATTGAGATAATGCGACTAATAGAGGGTGGCAACGTATTCAAAGACGCCGACGGTCGTAGCCTGACCCGTCGTATCAATCAAACTGATGTCAAACCTACCTTGGCTTGGTTGGAAGAACTGCTTCCTGGTCTGGATCTACAACACAACACCCTGGGCAGCACTGGCATCAAAGACACTTCGGGCGATCTTGATATTGCCGTTGATGTCAGCCAGGTTACCAAAGAACAACTTGAAGCAAGACTCAAACAGTGGGTCGCCAGTCATGGATTCAAACCCGATGAGTGGGTGCGAAAGAGTGGCACAGCAGTGCATTTCCTTACGCCAATCAATGGCACACCCGACCAGGGCTATGTGCAAACTGACTTTATGTTCTTGAAAAACATACCATGGTCAAAGTTTGTGTTGGGTGCCATGCCTGCTGATTCCAAATACAAAGGCAAAGAACGCAATGTGCTTATGAACAGCATAGCCAAAAGCATGGGATATAAATTAAATCAAATCGCTGGCATAGCAGATCGTGCCACAGACAAAATCATCACCGACGATCCGGATGCCGTGGCCAAACTACTGCTCAACAAAACAGCCACACGACAGGATCTGGCTTCAGTGGAAAGCATACTACAAGCTCTCAGCACTGATCCAGAACGCGAATCTAAACTGGCCGACTTCCGTGAACACATGAAGCGTGAAGGACTGCCATTCTTGGAAAGCACAGAACTATATCGGTCTGTGAGTGATGTGAACTTCTTGGCCAAGCTGAGAGACAGGATTGTAAACCAGGGCATGCAACCCTTGATTGAGCAAACTTTGATGGAAGCTGAAGCAAGGATTCCGCACATCGAAGATCTAGTATTTGATCGTGGCACACGTGGTGTAGAAGAAGCCATGCAGATCATAAAGGATGCTGCCGAAGACACCAGAAAAACAACCACAGTCAAATGGGATGGCAAACCTGCCATTATCTGGGGTAGAGATGAACGCGGACAATTTGTATTGACCGACAAAAGTGGATTTGGTGCCAAGGGCTATGCAGGTCGTGCCACTTCAATGCAACAGTTAGCTGGTATCATGCAACAGCGTGGCGGCGATCGTGGTGATCTAATAGGCATATACCAAAAACTATGGCCCATGCTAGAAGCTGCCACGCCCGAAAATTTCAAGGGATACTTGCAAGGTGATTTGCTATATACTGAAACTCCGCCTGAAGTGTCGGGCAACTATGAGTTCAAGCCCAACTTTGTGGAATACCGTATTCCGGCCGCCAGTACACTGGGACAGGCCATTGGCGCCAGTGAAGTGGGCATAGCTGTGCATACCCGATACAAATCGCCGGATGCGCCTGCGGAACCTATAAGGACGGCAAATCTAAATCCAGTGCCCGGACTGCTGATCGTGGAGCCCACGGTCAAAGACATCAAGAATGTTACACCCAACAAAAAACTCATAGATCAACTGCGGGCAGTGGTCAGTTCTCACGGCACGGATATCAATGGCCTGTTCAATCCCGGCGAGTTGAGATCCGCACAGCTCAGCGATCTACCGGCGCTGTGCAAACGCTACATCAACAGCCGCATAACCACAGACTATGAAAATCTCCTGCCGGACTTTGGTGCTTGGTTGCAGAAAAACGTGACTCCAAGAAAATACAACAACATAGTGGAATACCTGCAGAGTCCCAGATCAAACATGTCGGGCATCACAGCCGCATTCACAGCTTTTTTGCTGTTGCATGAAATCAAGATGGACATGCTGGCGCAGTTGGATCGCCAACAACCCGGACAAGAAGGCTGGGTTCTAGCCACCGATGCCGGACGTGCCAAGCTGGTCAACAGATTTGGGTTCAGTGCTGGAAACCGCATCTTGAACAACCCAAATCTGGTCACCTAACTCCAGATTTCCTCCAAAAGGTATAAATAAAAGTAGGCCCATTGTGGCCATATATTAAGGAGATTTAAAATGGCATTTATCACTAAAGTTTCTGGTAGTACACAACCAGTATTCGCAACAGACGAGCTCAACGG